TCGTTCTCTTCCAGAATTTCAGCGCCCGTCATGATGCGCTGGGTAATCTTGTAAGCCTTGGTCGTGCGGCTGTTCACAGGCACAATGCCTGCCATCTCGAAGATGTCGCGGCCCGCTTCGTATTCCTGCTTGCCGACAATCTCGCCCGACGAAAGCTGATAAATCTCGCGCTCTGTTTCCTCGCGGTGCCAGCTTTCGCAGATCAGAATATCGTCGCTGTCACGCCAAGGGGCCTTGAGGTTGTCATAGCCAAGGCTTTCCCAATCAACGGCTTCAGCGTTCTTCCACTTGGCCTTGAACTCTTCCTTGGACTTCAGTTCCGTGATCCAGCATCGGTTCCAATCGGAGCCGTCCATGCTTGTCGAATACGGATCACCGTAGACGCTGAAGGGGTTAGCGATACGTTCAATCTTGAGGCATTTGTCAAACGTATCGTCGTACTCATAGTCGATATTGACCCGGATGTAACCCCAGCCCATCGAAACCGCGTAGTCAACCGCCGTATCATAAGCGACATCGGCCTTGGAAGTGCGCTCGATATTGCGGATAAGACCTTCCAGCACGTTCGCCGTGTCAATATCAGCCTTGTCATCGACGGGCTTCACCTTGATCTGCGGGCGGTTCTGACGGCTGTCGTTGACCACCTGGCGAATGAACGCAGGCATCTTGTTAATCGTCAGGATCGGACGGCCATCGACCTCGCGCTGCTTCCTGATCTGCTCAGGCCACTGCTCGGACAGACGGGCGAACTTGAGGTCTTCCAAGGCTGTGTTGCGGTTTTCAGACTCCGCATCATAAGCCTCTTCAAATTCCTCAATTTCCTTCTTCAGGGTATCGTCTTCCGAAGCCATTGGGCCTCCAATCGTGCCGCTATCTCAGCGGGAGTTCGTGCCAGCACCATTGCCCGTTTTTGGCTTCCGACAGGTGCGGCATGGCGCGTTTAATGTCTTCAACCGGGGGCCACGCAAGCGGGGCAGTGAGTGGTGGCATTTTCAATAGTTTGTCGGGTCCGTCAGATTTGACGCCCAGCCTGAACTTGTATTTATCGCCGTCTATGCCGTAAGCAATAATCACGACATCCACCCGCCGTTGCCAACCATTACACGCTCACGGGGCTTGGCCTTCTCTCTCGGGGCTTCGTAGGCCACGGCCATCAGGCCAAATGCGTCTGCGGCGTGCGATGACCAATCGTGGTCAGGCCCCAAGCCAATGTTGCGGGCCTCGTCGCGCTTTTCGTGATACCAGCCGATAGCGTCCAAGCCAGCCCGCGTTGTGTCTTCGTTGAACCAGATGCTCGGGAAGAGGCGTCTTGCAGCCTCAATGCGCTTCATCGCAGCGCCCTTACCCTGGTTGTCTACTGTTTCAGCTTTGAAGCCAGCTTGGCGGATATGATCTGCGAAGCGCATTCCAGTAACGTTGCTATGCTGGGCACCGTCATGGGGGAGTACACATAGACAGTTACTCCACCGATCTCGCAGCCATACCAAGTGGGCCGCGAGCGGTTGCCCTTGCGCTTCGTAGTAGTCGAGGACACGGACTTCGCGTCCAACGAACTGAGCGACCCAGATGGCTGTGCTATCATTGAAGCCTATGTCCCAGAATGCTCTAATCTGCATGAGTGGGTCAGCTGCTACCTTGCCGATCCGGCCCTGCGCTCTGGCCTCTGCCAAGTGCTTGGCGTAGTAAGCGCCCGTCAGCACCGTGGCGTAGTCGCCCTCCCAGATATGCGGATACTGGTCAGGCTGGCTTCTGAGGCAGTCCTGGCGCTCTTGCTCAAGGACGCTTGGGAACCACGGATTGTCTGACCAGTTGGCCTGAACTACCGTGGCATTCGTGGGCAATTCTGCCCCTCGCAGCATCTGGTCTACCGGGTCTGACTTCCTCGTCGGATTAAAGCTAAACCACAGTTCCGAGTTTTCCGCGCGAATGGTAGGACGAAGAAGGCCCAAGCTCCGAGTCGAAAGTGTCTGCGCTTCCTCAACCCATGCCACTCTGTAGTTTTCGAGAGACTTGACGCTTTCTGCCGTGTGGTCCTGCATGCCTTGGAAGCCGATAAGGCCGCCGCCTGGCGTTTCGATGCGGTCAACGAGAACGCGGAACCCATGAGCCTCGCCCAGACCGTATTCGCGCAGTTTGTCCTCAATCAAGCGTTTAGCCGATTCTTTCAGCGACTTCTGCACCTCGCGGATACACACGGCGCGCATGCCTGGGTTCCGTGCGGCTTCTTCAACCAGCAGGCCAGCGAAGAAATGTGACTTACCACTTCCTCGACCGCCGAAAGCCCCACGATACCGGGCTGGCTTCAGAAGCGGCTTGAAGACAGGCGCGGTCTTAATCGGTATTCTTGTGGTCAACAATTTCGCGCTCAAAAACAAACCGCTGCGGACCACCGTTCGGACCTGTCTGCTCCTGAACAACCTTTTCGGTGTACTTCTCACGGAAACGAGCCTGCATGGATTTGGCCCATACGGACGCTTGGAACTTGTCAGCGAATAACGCCGTCTGCCCGATGGTTTCCCACCAATCCTGTTCCAGTTCCTTTGCGCGCGTGAGTGCTGTCCGAAATTCAGGAAATTCATCAGCCCAACGCAGCATCGTCGTGCGCGGTACATCTATGGCCGCTGAGATTTGCTCTGGTGATTTGCCTTCAGCCCCAAGAGCAACCACACGGTCACAGAATGCTGGGTCATATGTGGACGGTCTGCCGCGCGTGTTTGTCACTTCACCCGCGACTGCCTCATTGGCTTGGTCGCTCATGCTGGCCTCTTTGCTTGTGATGGGGTTCCCGCGCAATATTATTGCTTTTTGCAGCGATGTTACATTTCGTACGGATTGTTGTTGCAATCGCTACGTTGTGGCCTCATATAGAAGTCACCAACAACGGAGAACGACAATGATCGGCGCAGATGAAATGACCATTCAGGACAAGTTCGGGAACGTGGTGTTTGTCCGTCGCGGCATTGACGCCCAGCGTCATATCAACAACATCGTTGCAGCCTATGCGGCAGCGGGGTTTGAGGTTCGCGGGCAGACCATTATGGCACCCAAGGCCGAGATTGAGGCCGCTGTCCGTGAGGTCGGCGTTTGACCCCCGCTTCTCTTGAAGCCTGGATGGAGCGCCTTCACCTCAACAAGGTGGGGGCGGCTTCCGCATTGGGTATCGCCCGTTCAACGCTGGACCGTTACCTAGACGGGTCTGTTCGTATTCCTCAGTACATTGCTCTGGCATGTGCCGCAGTCGCCCACGGTCTTCCGCCAATCAAGTAGGGTTCCAGCCGCACGGCGCGATCTGCTCTGACGCTGAACCGGGAGGGGTGGCAGTGGCGTGGGCTGGAATTTCTGTGAACTGGAGTCCGATGCGTCTAGGACGCGCCAAGTGGCACAGGCTCGGACAAACACCTGATGGTAGGTATCCCCTGCGCGATTCAGCCCCTAGGACGGGTGCAGTCGGGAGGACGTTGGGATTGAGGAAGCGCAGGGGAACTTAATCGGGTGCCAAGTTAGCCGTCTGGTGCAGCGGCCTTGGATTCTGCGGCATCACCAGATAACCGCCGTCACCCAAACTGAATTTCAGGCAATTCTTCTCAACACGCCGCAACGGGTGCAGCGGTTACAGCCACGGGGCGAACCCTCTTGAGCGGCATATGCAGTTCGTCATCGTGCAATATCGGGGTTAATTGTAACTTTTTTATGGCAGATTAACCAGAGCACTGTTGCAACTACCAGCGTCATCCACAGTTTGCCCAGAAGCTGCCCGCCCATGAACTCCAGCGAACCAAAAGCCAGCCACAAGAACGCCGCTGAGTCAGCCACAGCGCCCACCACGCCCGATGCCAACACGGCCAGCGGCAAGTGACGCTTTCGCAGCGGGGTATAAACCGCGAGGTCCAACAATTCAGCGATACCGAACGCCACTGCCGAAGCGACCACAAGCGCAGGGGGGGCAACCAGGATTGACAGCACCACTCCCACTGCAATGGCCGCAAATGCCCACCGGATGCCCAGCAACTGCTGCACCGCATCACGAAGCACCAGCGCCGCACCAATCATCAGAACACCTGACGGGGCAGACAAACCAAACCCTACAGGGATGAGGCACGGGCCGTTGGGAACGCAGAACGTCCCGACATTTCCGATAAGCCAGTTAGCCAACGGGATGGTTGCGAGATAGGCGAGGAAGATTGCAATTCTCATGCGATGAGTTCCATCTGTTCGGGTTGTGTTTTCCATTTAATTGGACACTGCACTGCGTCGATGACACGGGCCATTGCTTCAGGGCATGAGTCCGTATCTTTGTAATTTCGCGCTACGTTCACGCTGTCCACGCTAGCGAACGGCCATCTTTTCCCTGCCACGGCCATGCCCCTGAGCATGTGTATCCACGGGATTGGCCCCCGGCGTCCAAGTTCGTTGAATGCCTCATCGCAACGGCGGCACCACGGCTCAGAACCAACTTGCCAATAGGCACCGGATGAACCGAAGCAGACCTTGGGAAACTCCTGCGCGAAGTCCAAAAGGGTTTCGAGCGGTTCCGCCATATGCCACACAGGTGCGCCAAGTTCTTTCCGGTGCGGCCACTCCTTCACCAGCTGGGCGTTGTCTTGCACATCACCATCAATAACGTCAGGGATAACTGCCCAATGAGGATGACCAAGGCGGCTTTCAAGCCAGCGATAGTATCTGGTCCAATCCACGGCCTTGCCCTTGGTGAACAGGCTGAACGCGCCGTTGTCCCACATCACGCTTTGGCCGATCCGCAGGCAAATATCCGCATCTGCGGGATTGGCGTAGGAAACGCAGAAGTTTTTGCCAGCCATGAGCCACAACTGGTCACGGGGGCTCAGCGGCGTGCCGTGATAGTGGATGGTCACGCCGCCTGCTCCAACTGCGCTTTGGCTTGGTCAACCATTTCCAGCAACGCCTCTCGGAGGTCGCGCCATTTTGCCTTTTGCTTTCTGCTAGCACTTTGTGATAGCGCCAGTGCCGCCCTATTCTCCGCATCAATCACCGCACGGAATGCGGAGATTTGGCTGTCAGGGATGACCACTGGCCGCATGTCGCCGTCAAACTCGACGCCTACCAAATGCCGAATGCCCTGTAGATCGTCTACGGAGGCCACTGGCAGGCATGCGAACACACGGCGGGGTAATATCGCTATCTCACGGTAAGCCCGTAGCTGCGCCTTTGCTGTGACACGGCGGGCCACTGCGGGGCGGCAGGCTATAACCTGGACCGGATGCCATGCCGGAAAGCCCATGTTCCCAATTTGGGAAACAACGTAGGGCTCTTTCCGAAAGTCAGTGCGCATAATTATCCACATTTAGCTTGCGTCCCGGCAAATGATTTTCAGGGCTTCAATCTCGGCTTGGAGGTCGTTGATCCGCTGGAGCGCGTCATCGTATTTTTCGGTAAGCTTCTGAAAATCATCGCCAACCACCCGGATGTAGGCGTGGCAAAGTTCTACTGTGTTGAGGTAGTCAAAGCTGTTGAAGGGGGAGAATGTCACCTCGTTCATGCTCTTTGTTCCTCGCTGGGAATGAACGGCCAGCCTTCGGCCTCTAACTTTTCGCGCAACTGGCGTGAGATCGGGCCGGGAGGGGTTTTGAGCTTGAGGTTCCGCAAGTCTTCAGCCGTGGGCGGCACAAGATCGCGCTTCGGTTCAATCTGCTGCGCCTTGTGCGATGGGTTGTAACCCAGCAGTTCCCTCACCACGCGGGCCTTGCGCTCGTAATCGGTTTCCTTTTCCCACGGCCCGCTGTCTTCGTTCAGGCGGCGATAGGCTGTGTGGGCAGGCTTGTACTCTGCTTCTCTGGCACGTTTTGCGCGCAAGAAGTCGTGAACATCCGCCGCTGTTGGAAGGAATTTGCATACCGTGGCTAACCCTTCACGCGGGTTGGCAATCCACGCAAGTTCTTCATCGGTGAGGTATGATAGCGTTTCCGTGAGGCCAACGGCATACTCGGTCGATTCCTTGCCGTAATCAGGCCGCGCGCGCATCAGTGTCTCGTAAACCGTCACCGCCGTCCTCATTTTCTCGGCGTTCGGCTTCCTCAACGATAGCTCGTAGACGTTCCCGGTTCGCTTGACGGTTGTTATCGGCAGCGGAGGCGGTGCCAGGGGATGCATGTCGTCCGGGTGATTTGTCATCGTATTTGCCTTCCATGAGCTTTACGAAACTTGATTCCTGAAGCACGAAGTCGAAGTCAGCACGCCACGCACCAACCTCCCCACGACACAGCGGGCTTCCCCGGATTTTCGCCATTGCAACGTGCCAGCCCTCCAAGCCGCCACATTCCCGCAACCGTGCAGCCAGCTTCCGCCGCCGCGTTTCGGTCATCCGCTGGACTTTGGGCAGTGAAAGGTCGCTTGCGAGGTCGTTCCAAACCTTAACGGCTTCGTCTTCGTCGCTATCCCGCTTAACGCGTTGCGCGCTATTCCTACTAAGTGAAGGTTCTATGATAGGTTCTGCTGTAGCACTGTGCGACTTAGGTTGTTGCTGTGTGCTACGTTGCTGGGAGCTACGTTGCTCAGTGCGACTTAGGTCGAGAATGATCAAATCAGATGACCTTGACCCGTCTTTCCGGTGCCGCCGCTCACGGGTAATCAAGTCCATCTCTTCCAACTGGTCGAGGGCGCGCATGATGCTATGGCGAGACAGTTCCGTATCGTCGGCAAGCTGCTCCTGGGAAGGCCAGCAAATGCCTTCCTCATCAGCATAGTTAGCAACAGCCAGCAGAACAGACTTGACCGTTGCCGATCCCGTCTTGATGCCGCGCGCCCAGGCCATTGCCGAATAACTCATGCGAAGATTATACCTCTGAAACCGTCAGAACGCGCCAACGTGACTCAACCAAATTCAAATATTTCTGTTACAGATGCCCGCAAAGTACGCGAGGCCAATGGCGAAGAAAAAGGCGTAGGCAAGTATGAAGCCGAACGCCGCGCCGCTCATGCTGCCATCCTTTCGTCAATCGTTTCGCCAAGTTCAGCAGCAATGGCCTTGATCTTCGGCCACACGCGCGACAGGTCACGGTCCAGCTTCCGAACGCCGTGCATAATTGTGCAGTGGTCACGCTTGATAAAACGGCCAATCTCAGGGTAAGAGCGGGCCGTGAAATAGCGGGCGCACCAATAGAAGATATGCCGCGCTTCCATGATGTTTGCGGCGCGGTGTGCGCTCATGATGTCTAGTCGCCCAATCCGCGTTGTCTTTGTAACCGCTTGGAGTATCTGCTCCATAGAATGCCCGAACGCAGTGGCGTCTTTCAGCGTGAGAATTGCCGCCGTTGCCCTCATGCTGCGACCCTCCTGTTGTAGACATGCCACGCAGAACGGACGGTCTTGCTGATGAGTGTGCGGCTGTAGGACGCCACGCTTTCCGCCTTGTGGTAGGGGCAATAAGAACTTCCATCCAGAGTGCCGTGATTGCAGAAGGCCACACCGCCCACATAAGCCTCATCGTCTTTCACGGGCCACTTGCAGCCTGTGACGTCAATTATTGAAGCCAACTGCCCTTCGTCAGGAGCGGAAACGGAAGTCACGGGCAACTTGGCAAGCACAAACCCGGCGCGGGCGGGCAGCGTCATCTTCCTCGCCTTGCGTGGTTCGTCTGTTTTGGATGGCTTGCGAATGCGGGGCTTTGCTTCCAGGATGCCGCGAGCAATCTTGACGCGGTGAAGCTTGCCGCAGATGGTGTTGCGGCTGACACCGAAGTGAGCGGCCATTTGGTATGTGGTGTAACCAGTGCGCCACATTGTTAGCATTTCCTCAATGCGGGCTTCGGTCCAATCAAAGGCTGGGGCATTCATTAGGCTGCGTTCTCCAAAGCGTCTGCCTGCACAATGGTAATCTCAGCGGCCACGCCTGCCGGAAGGTCGGCTGACCAGTACAGGTTCAGGCCCATCACGTTCTTGTCGTTGTCTATGGCCTGCACATGCTGAAGAAGGTCCAGGAGGCCCTTGGCGCGATTGTCGAGGTCGGAATTGGCGCGAGGGCGCTTCATCGCAATGGTGAGAAAAACGGGGCCTGTGAACTTGTGCTGGCCCTTGAGTTGCGGTGCGAGGTTCCATTCCTCGCCGCGCAAGAAGGTCATGTACTCTGCGGTACGGTACATCTTGCCGCCGCGCGTGTGACGCCATATCGCGTTGACGCTAGGCGGCAATGCTGTGAGGGTCAGCCGCGTTTTACTCATTGGCCTCAAGCCTTCTTGCGAGCCGGATCATTGGGACAACAGATCGGCAACACAATGTCGCCCAACGCTTTAAGAGCATCGCTAAAAAACTCCGGGTCACTCTGCTGCATTTCGACCAGAGCGTGGAAAGCGGCCCGCCGTAATTCTCTGTCATGCCGTGTTGCTCTTTCGCGCAATTCATCCGCCAAGAAGGCCGGAATGTTTTTGGTTTCCCGATACCAGAGTTTTTTTGTCTGGCCGTAGGTAAGGCCCGCCCGCGTTGCGGCACGGCGGATGCACGCTTTTACTGACTCCCCCGCAACGGCAGGGTCAGCGAGGTGACGCAACAAGGCGCTGATTTCGTCCTGAACTTGGTCTGCTGTTCTCATGGCTAGGAACACCTTTCCCGCAACTCGGAATGCCCCCCGAGTAAAGTAAAGGAAGGAAGGAGAACGTTATGAGCAACGTGATTTACTTGAATGACGTGCGGGCGCGACTTGGCAGACATCAAGGCCCGCCTATAAAACGCCGCACCCGCGCTGGTGGAGGACGGAGAAGAACCCCGACCAGCATTGGTGAACTGAGCGCCGAACTTCTGCGGCTGCTTCAGACTGAATAGAAAGTGGCCCGTCTGGGAGGACAGAGCGTTACATGTAACGCGGGCCAAGTTGCCGCCCCTGACACCAGGGAGGAGCTTGCCGTTGCCAAATGATCTAGGGGAACAACGGAACGGGGCGGGTTTCATTGCGCGGCCTCTGTGTGCATCGTCACAAGCCGCTCGTAGGTGACGCCATCAACGCCGCTCGCTTCGCAAGCCTCCACTAGCTTCGGCCAATACTTGACCGGAATGGAGCCGCGCCGCTTCATCTCTGAAGCAGTCGTAAAGCCAACACCCAAGATGCGGGCCACTTTTGTTGGACCGCCAAGGGTTTCGAAGATGGTGGAAACTGAACACATGCCCCGTGTTAACATGGGTCGTGTTATACGTCAAACATTATTTATGTTAACTGTCGGCGTATGCGGGATGCATGAATACAATGAGCGATAGGCTACGCGAAGCCAGAATTAGCAGCGGCTACCATTCCGCTAGTTCAGCAGCAAAAACACACGGTTGGGGTGTATCTACATATATTGCCCACGAAAACGGGCAAAACGAGTTCAATGCCGAACGCGCAGAAATTTATGCAAAAGCTTTTAAAACAACGGCGGAATGGTTATTGCTGGGCAAGGAAACGCAATCTGCAGGGATTGACGCTCAGTTGCGAGCTTTACCGCCAGATGACGCTAAGAAACTGATTGAGAGGTTCAGGGCCATGATTGAAGGCGTCAAAATCGTCGGAAAAATAAGGTAGGGCTACCCGCCAAAAAAATTTGCCCACTGCTAACACGTTTTGTGTTGACATGCGCCGTGTTAACATCTACCGTGTGAACCATAGCAGATCGGGAGACACGCAATGCCAACCCTTCACATCCCCTACACCCTGACACTGGTTTCCAACCTTGGCCGTGACGCAGCCCTTGGCACCATCAAGCGCGGCTTCGTTGCTGAGTTTGATGCAACCCTTGACCTTGACTACGAAGACGCCCGCAACTGGGAGATCACCTCTGTCACGTTTGAGCAAACGCGCTGGACCGACGAGTTCAGCGTTGACGAGAAATCTGACCCTGACCTCTGGAAGCTGATCCAGCGTTCGTTCGAATACGACTGGAAGGACTTAGGCGACAAGGTGCGTGAGTGCATCATTAATGACCACGCCGAATATGGCGATGACCGTGGCGACCACCTCCGCGACATGCAGATGGGGCGCTGAGATGAACGTCATTGTTTCATACATCTGCCCGCCCATCCCTGACCGCAGCGCCGATTGGGAAGCCCGCATGGACAACCACGATGACAACGAAAATACCATGCGCGGGTTTGGCATTACCAAGCTGGCGGCGATGGAAAACCTTCTGGAGCAATTTGATGGAGATGAGCCGGAAGCCCGCGCCATCTGGGATGCAATCAACCGCATAGAAAGGCAGTGGTGATGACTTGGACCATACCCGTCAAAGCCCTCGCAGGCTTCATCGCATTTAGCATTGGTTTCTTGGCAGCAATCAACTGGTGAGCATCATGGAAAACGACCCTGACTGGCTTGAAGCAGACCGGGACGAGTTCATTGACCGCTACCTCGCAGAACACCCGGACGCCACGGAATTTGAAGCCGCTTTGATGTGGGCAATATCGCCCGAAACCGAACCCACGAAGGATTATTCACATGCGAACATCTGAAGCCATTGACCAGCTTGCCACGGCACTTGCTTCCGCTCAGTCGGAAATGAAGAACGCCAAGCTGAACAAGGTCAACCCGCACTTCAAGAGCAAGTACGCTGACCTTGCCGAGATCAGGGATACCGTCACCCCTGCCCTGTCCAAGCACGGTATTGCCGTGGTCAACGGCACGGATGCCACGGAAGGCGGCTTGCACGTTGTCACGCGGCTCATTCACAAGTCGGGCCAGTGGATTGAATCCAGGTTCCCGATTGCCTATGACAAGCCGCAGACGATGGGCAGCGCCATCACATACGGCAAGCGGTATAATCTTGCCGCAGTCGCCAACATCGCCGCTGATGAGGACGATGACGCCAACGCCGCGAACGACAAGCCCGCACCGCCGCCCGTCATGCTGGCAGCAAGCGGAACCCCCGGCGCATCAAAGGCCGGAAGCCGCGACACGTTTTCAAAGCTGGTGAAGGAAATTCGTCAGGCTGCGTCCGTCACCACGCTCAAGGCTTGGTATCAGTCCAACGTCACGACGATTGACGCGCTGCCGCCTGACTTTCTTGACGAACTGCGCGTTGAGTACAATGACCGCCAGAGCGAACTTAAGGCATCGGTGGCGGCATGAGCGAAACATTCCCCCTTCTCTACGAAGGCAACGGGCTGTTCCGCTGTCTCCACCCGAAAAGGGTCAAGCTAGACGTTGGCGCAGTCCACGGCTGGCAGATGGCGGAAAACAGATCAAGCGAATCCCATAGGCACTTCTTCGCTGTGGTGAATGAGGCGTGGAGGAACTTACCTGAAGACTTGGCTGATGACTTCCCCTCGCCTGAACACCTCCGCAAGTGGGCGCTCATCAAGGCGGGGTTCTGCTCTGAGACGCGCATTGTCTGCGCCAATAACTCGGAAGCCATGACGCTGGCAACGAAGGCCAAGTCGCTTGACAAGTACAGCGTTGTAGCGATCGACGGGAAGACCGTCACGATCTGGACGGCTGACAGCCAGCGCCGTGACGCGATGGGGCGCAAGACATTTCAGGAGGCGAAAGAGCGGGCTCTACACATCATTAGCAATCTACTCGGCGTTGACTTCACAATCTTATTAAAGGAGGCCGCATAATGACCACTTACGACAACACTAATCGAGGAATCCTTGGCCGCAACAAACGCAAGGAAAAGGACACTCATCCTGATTTTAGCGGCAGCATCAACGTAGAAGGCCACGACTATTGGCTGTCAGGTTGGCTGAAAGAGAACGCCAACGGGAAGTTCTTCAGCCTGTCAGTCAAACGCAAAGACGGCACAGCAGAGAGGCCGGAACAGTTTGTGGCAAAGGCCAAGGAAGTGTTTCCAGGTGCTCAGATTGACCTCGATGACTCTGTCCCATTTGCTCCCGAGGTTCGTTGACCAAGCGCATCACCATAACCCCCAAGCGGCGGGCAGAGGTATTCCGAGACGCGGGCGGCATATGCCACCTGTGTTCTCGGAAGATTGCCCCCGGAGAGCCGTGGGAAGTTGAGCACCGCAAACCTTTGGCATTAGGTGGCACTAACGATCCTGAAAACCTTTTCCCGGCTCACGTTGATTGCCACGCGGGCAAGTCTCGCGGGGAGATTAAAATCATCCGCAAGGCAGATCGGCAGATGAAGAAAGCAATAGGCGTCAAGGCCAGCCGCAACCCGCTTCCGGGCGGCAAACGGTCCAAGTGGAAAAAGCGCATGGATGGAACGGTAGTCGAAAGATGAAACTTTACAGCCCCGAAGAAGTCCAGGCGATGTTTCCCGACAATCGCCGCCCGTCTCTCAAGCGCCTGATTGCCAAGGCCAAAGAAGCAGGCTGTTGCTGCAAGCTGGGCCGGGGAATAGGCTTCACACCGGAACAGGTTCAGACGTTCCTTGGATACCTCACATGCTCCGTATCAAGAAATACCCCACCCGCTCAAAGAACTGGTTCGTCCGTGGGACGGTTGGCGGGGTCATCATATTTGAAAGCACGGGAACTGCTGACCGGGGCCAAGCGGAACGCTACCGCCTCAAACGCGAACGGGAAGTCTATGACGCCGCCCGACTCGGACAAGTCAAAGACGCCACATTCGCTGATGCCGTCACCGTCTACCTGAACAAGGGAAAAGGGGGCCGCTTCTTGGCCCAGCTACTTGACCACTTCAAGGAAACACCATTGCCACAGATTGGACAGATTGAGATTGATGAAGCCGCGCGGGTTCTGTACCCGGACGCCAAGGCTTCCACGCTCAACCGTCAGGTATACGGTCCAGTTGTTGCCATCCTGCGCGCTGCCGCTAAGGCAAGGTTGCCGGGGGCCACGGCACCGATGATTGACCGCCGCCATGAACAGAAGCCGGAAATTACCCCAGCCGATGACAAGCACCTTGACGCCCTATTGCCGCATCTGCCGGAAGGGCTTGCCGCACTCATAACCTTGATGACCTACACGGGCCTTCGGACGGGCGAGGCGCTGTCAATCCGGCCAGAGCATGTGCGGGATGGTTTCGCACTTGCGGGACGGACCAAGAATGGAGAACCGCGCCTCACGCCCGTTCCAGAGGGCTGGGAGTACCCTTCTGGGGGATGGGGCTACAACACCACCCAAGGCGTTGGGAAGGCCCTCAGACGCGCCCACAAAGCCGCTGGGCTACCATACCGGGACGGGCATGAATTGGGCCGTCACGCCTTTGCAGCGCGGTTCCTGAAGGCCGGGGGCAGTATCAAGCGGCTGAAGGAAGCCGGGGGCTGGAAAAAGCTGCAAGTGGTGGATGAAAGTTATGGACACTTGGAGATGACGGACGTTCACGACTTTATGCGTGAACTTTCCAGAAAGCGTGTGAAATCCGTGAACCCAAGTGGCAGCAAATGAAAATGTTCAATTATATCAATAAAAAAGGGCCGCAAGTGAAACACCCAGCGGCCCAAGTCTAGGGAGGAAATTACGTGGAAAAAGCAACGGGAACGGCCCATTTAGCGAACAGACACGGCACAATTGGCCCCTTTTGTTCCCGTTTACGTCAGTCTTGTTTTGAAAAAGTGTGCCGAAATACGTGTACCCATAGGAGGCCCGTGATGAATAACCCCGAGCGGGAAGACCACTGTGACAAAACTGGCCCGCAGCTAGGAAATGAACCGAGCGGGATTGCCGCCTGGCTGATCCGGCAGGCCCAGCAGTTTGAGGACCAGCACGCGCCGCAGCACCTGACGATTGGGTTGAGAGAGGCGGCTGGGGAGATCGAACGTCTGAACCGCGAGCTGGATGATGTCTGGGACGCCCTAGCTATCCAGCGGGAGGACAACGCCAGCTTTGGCGATGCGTTTAAACGGCAAGCCGCCGAGATCAAGCGTCTGCGGGCGAAGCTGGCGCTGTTCGCGTGTGACTGCGCGGTTAACGAACGGTGCGCTGTGCCGGACAACTGCCGCAATTTTCAGGCTCGTAGAATGTTGGAGGCTAACAATGATTGACCCTGCACAGATACCGGGCGAGGTGGTGGAGGCGGCTTTATGGGCTTACAACTACGCATCCAGAGATTGTTACACGGCGGAAGAACAGGACATTGCTACCGCCATCGCAGCAGCCCTCAATGCGTGGCCGGGGATGAGCCAGCTTGCGGAAAACGACAGCGCCAGCATCCGCGAGATGGCCGCCCTCATCCTCCCCCTGCCGCAGGAGGCGCGTGATGACTGACATTGTGGAGAGGCTGCGGGCGCACAAAGTACCGCAAATGCACGAAGCTGCCGCCGAGATCGAACGGCTGCGGGCGGCGCTGTTGAAGATCAAGCGTGGTTCAGTATGGAACTGCGACATTGAAGCATTCATCGACGCAGCCCTCGCAGAGGAGAAGAAGGATGACCTCTGACCGCCGCGCCGCGCTGGTGGAGAAGGTGGCTAGGGCCATCAGCAATCCAAACGGCTTTGAGGACAATTGGAAGTTCTGGACTGGGGAAGCTGAAATCGCCGTCGACCTCATCCTCGCCGAGGTGCTGGAGGAAGCGGCGTTTCTGAGGCTAGAAAGGCCATCCTGATCTACGCCCGATCCCTGCGCTACTACTAGCCCTTCGGGGGCAGTCCCAGCCGCTTCCTGCGCCATTCATCGCCCCTGCCCGCCCGTTCGGCCTTGCGCCATTCGGCTTCCTCTTGCGGGGTCATGCGCTTGGACAGGATAGCCAAAATCTGAGGCCAAGCCTTTGTTGCCAGTTCCCTGACAACCTCCCCCCAGAATGCCGGGGTTCGCATCACCAAAAAAGAAGCGGCCCCCACACCAATGAGGACCGCCACGATAAGAGCAAATACGACGAGCCCTTCTGACATTACGCAGTCTTGTTGCGCTGCCAGAAAGCCCACCACGCGATGCCGCCCAGCGAGACAACGGCACCCGTGAGCGTAACGCCCATTTCCGCAGTGATAAGGCCCTTGCTGACAAGCATGCCCGCAACCACTTGCATGATGATGCGGATAAACTGCTGGATTGTGTCCCAATTCATATTCGTACTCCTAAGCTTCGTTTGTTGAGAGGGAGCCACTGGCTGCAAGTTTTACGGGCTTGACATTGACAGGCTCGTTCACCCTCCAGGGGCAGCGGCGAATGCCCAAGAGGCGGTTCTTTGCAATGCGCTTAATCATCACGCGGTCAGACTGATTGCCGCCCAGAACGTGATAGGCGGAAGCGTCCTCGCCTACGTACAGGCCCACATGCCCGCTACCCGATCCACGCGAGAACACCAGAACGTCACCAAGGCCAGCTTCCCGTTGCGGAGTGCCAAAGTTCAGCCAGTTCCGCGCCCAGAGCGGGTTGTAGGGGTCATCCCATCCGGCCTGCTTGGCAACGTAACTCATCCAAAGCCCGCACCACGCCGTAGCGTCTGCCTTGTAAACGCGGTCTAGGCCTACATCCTGCGCCCATTTAAGAATTGACGGGTTAGACCCCGGCCCCGGCTTTTCTGCCGTCCCGTAGGTCTTGACGGCCTCGACGAGGATGCGTGGCCCCACTTCCTTTTTAAGCCACTGGTATTGCGGGGGGAGTTCGGTCAAAGGTCTATCCCTTCCTTTGGCTGGTCTACAAACGTCCAAGACTCGCCCGCCGTAATCAGGCACGTGATGCCGCCTGGACGCCGGATGGTGATTGAGAACGTTCCCGTCTTGGGGTTGGTGAAAATCAGGACAGGCGTGTTGCCGTTCGCTAGGCCCGCAATCAATGGCGTCTCGCCAAAGTTGGCCTTGAGCATGTCAGTCATCTGCTTCGTCGGGCCGCAGGGGGTCAGGGTCGGTGCCTGTGCAGCCGCAGCAGTGGCGAGCCAGAAAATAATCACCATCACCATAGTCAGGAGGAAACAGCCAATCGCCACTGCACTGTCATTGGATTGGTGGCTCATGGCGAACCCTCCCTAACCGTTAGGTGGTGCAAACAGGCAATAGATGCCCTGACGGTCATCGCCGCGATAAGCGCCCATGATGCAGATGTGCCAGTTGCCATCCTCAGACGGCTGCACACGGTCCCAGATGACCAGCGCATCGATGGGAAGCAGTGAATGTGGGTTAATCAGTTTGCTGCGCTCCAGCGACAGCCTCACACGCAGGCCGTTTGCCTCCGCTGATATTTCCCCCGGCTGGATTGCCCACATGGCGCAATCGTTCCCGCCACAGCAGGAGTTGTGATAAACGGGGTCAGACTTGTTGGAATACCAAGAGTGAGCCTTAGCGGCCCCACATGAGATGCCGAGAGAAAGGGCCGTCAGGGTCAGGAATGTCGCTGCGTTCATCCGGGTCCATTTCCATGATGGTTACGTTGGCCCTGGATGCAGTCTTTTTATGATTGAACTCATTGAAGACGATAAGATCGGCATAGCCAGCGAGGTCCACCCAGTGGTCCTTCTCCGGTGAGCCGCAGACAATGCGAGCAAGTTTCGTGCAGATGAGGTCCAGACTTTCCCGCTGCATTAGCGAGAGATTGTCATGCGTTGGACCGTCCTGAAGAATGGCCTTGAGAGCCTGAGAGATGCGGGCGACATTGGTGTACTCGCCGTGCGTTTTCTGACGT